TTCGTCACATCCGCTTTACCAACGATTCGTACTTTAGTGGTCCTAAGGCGAATTGGTTACGCAGCAGGTAGTTCTGCTGCTGCTTGTGCAAGTGCTTCTGCTTGTGGGTCACCTTGTTGTTTGATCTTGCTGATCACTTTAACAACTTCCTCGAAAGGATGCTTTCCCAACACTGCAAGTAGCATGTTAACTTCATTAATTTCAAGTTCAAGTTTAATCATTTTGATTTTTTTCCTATGTTATATTTCGGTACTAGTTCCCATTGGTCTTTCTCTTTAAACGATACGACCTTAATTTGCGACAGAGATGCTTTCTGATCCGCTTGAGAATTATTTAGTATCTTTAAAAGATCCCAATCCTGTAGCAAACCAGCGATTGCATTTCTACGCTCGATATCACCACTAGTGATATTCGATTCTTTACCATCCAGAGCAAACAACTCTTTGAAATGGACGATGAAGTATCTACCCTGCTTATGTAAAATATGGCAGGATTGATATAATTTGTTTTCTTTTCTGGAAGCAATGCCGATTCGAGTAAGTGTTTCTCGAACCTTTAAGAAGTTATCTGGTTCTGGCAATGTCACTTCAAGCATCGACTCTGGTTTCCAGTCGTAATAAATCATTTCGACAGTCATGATTTTCCACCTTTGTATAATTTTTCTTTTATCATAATCAAGTGTTCTTCACTAAGAAGGCTCAATGCATCTTTAGCCTTCTCGCTCGAATACCCAAAATACTCTTTAACAAGTTCGATGGAGTCAGTAGTTGCATCTTTTTTAGACCACTTACTGAAACGCTTCTTCCTTGAAATAATATTTAGGAAAAAAGAAAATTGCTGGTCTTTATCTAGTTCGGGATGTTTGTTCATCTCGTTAGCGTAAAGAACAGTATCGTGGAAATACGAAAGTCCTCTATTTACAATGAATGGTTTATAATCCTTTGCAGCCTGTGGGTCTTCAAATAAGTTTTTCTTTGTATCATTTATTGCATTTAAGAAATCAAATGGGCTCATAATCTTTAATTATCCATCGTTGCGCTGCATCAATGGCTTGCTTTTCAGTATGGAAGGTTTCCATCTGGTTTCCACCGAGTTCATTATTAAATGTTACCATGTAGTCATTAGTCATCTGTTTTTCTATAGATGCAGACCTTCCATCTTTTTGATATAGTTCAGTCATTGTAATCCAACTTCCTTCAAATTATCTCTATCAGCAAAGAATCTTTTATTGGAATACTTAGATGCAAGTACTTCCTCTAATTCTTTTTTAGTGCTCCCCTGAGCCATAAAGGTGTTGTTGTCTTTATCATAGGCATAGTAAACATCTTTATGTTTTTCTATCTTTATATCTATTCTGGATTCTTCTATTCGTTCGTGCACACTACTGTCAATGTGCATTAATAGTGCATCTACTTTTTTAGATGCAAAGTTCTCACGTTCTCTCCAGCCCCAGATAAATCCAATAGCAAAAACTACAGCCATGTAAAACAAATGTAGTAATAAGTCCATATATTCCCTTACTTGAATTTGCACTCGACCATAATTTCTGTGAGTGCTGCCATTATATTTAGTTCATGGTCAGCAACGAATGCTCCTTGATATTGATATTTAGCCAAGATCAATACAAGCGCAGGGATGCTATCTGGCATTAGGAAACTCACTGAGTTATCATAAAGTTCTCTAAACAATCCAACTGTATCAGAATCCGAGTTCTTTCCAACCCACTTTCTAGCATTAGTGAAGTCTTTTTCTTTGAGGAATTTGATTAGATCTTTATAGGATTCTTGACTGGTATTGACTAGAATACCAGAGTCGATCTTACCTGAAACACTGTAACGCTGAAGTTCGTTTAGAACCCTACGATAATCTGGGAAATGTTTCGTGACAAGTTCTGCAACTACCTTAGGATCAAACTCAACATTCTCTTGTTTAAGAATCTGTGTTGCACGTTTGAAGAAAGTTCCTGCAAGTAACTGTTTGTCTTTTGGTTCGATCTTAAAATCGATAACTGAACAACGACTGTGGAGTGGTTCAATGATACGATTTTTATAGTTACATGTAAAGATGAAGCGACAGTTGTTACTAAATTCTTCAATGAATGAACGCAGTGCTGGTTGAACTGTATCTGCTTTCATGTAGTCTGCTTCATCGATAATGACGACCTTCTTGGCATCAGTTAATGAAACAGTAGAAGCAAAGCCAGTGATGGCAACTCGGAGAGTCTCCAGCAAACGACCTTCATCTGATCCATTGATCATAAGATACTCTGCACCAACTTCATTACATAGTGCTTTAGCAACAGTAGTCTTACCGACACCTGCTGTTCCAGTAAACATAAATGTTGGTAGTTCGCCTTTAGCGATATACTCTTTAAAAGTATTCTTTAGTGCTTCGGGAAGTACACACTCATCAATAGTCTGTGGGCGATACTTTTCTACCCAAAGAAATTGGTTATCACGGGATTCAATCATATTAAAGTTCTACTGTAAAGTTGTGGAGATTTGATCTAGTCACAAGATCATTCCATTCAAAATTTGAAATGAAATGCCCATGTAGTTTGCTATTCTTTTCTTTTTGAATATAAAGTCTTGTAGAAACTTTACGAAAATCACTATCCTTTAAATTATGTGGGGCAATATCTTGCCTTTCAGATTTAACATAACAGTTACTTCGTAATACATATCTCCAGATAGTTTTTGCATCTGGTTCATCATCACTAACTAAATCTTCTACCCAAAGTTTTTTAAACATCCACTCATTGTTAAGAGTAGATGTCAAAGCAGTTCCTTCATGTTTCATAATATATTCCTTCAATTAACGTCTGTCAAGTTTAACAACAATCCTATTCTGTTCTAATAGTGTCTTGTGTTCGATGTAAGAACCCCTTTCTGTATCATTTAGATATGCATCATACCTTCCGTATGAATCTTTAATAGCACCTTCTCCACTAACTTCTTGTAACTTATTGCTAATGTATTCTCTATCCAATAAACCAAGACCATTCATTACTTGAGCCCAATTTGGAGATTGGAACATATGATACTCGCCCATAAAAAGAGATTGATTCGGTATTGTCTTTTTAAAGATCTCTAAATGTTCCTTGATAAAATCTGTCTTAGTCATCATCTCAGGTAAAGTTCTCCAGAACAAAGTATCATTTCTTTTGGTCATGTAATGTAACTGAACAAAGTCAACAATATTGTCAAAGCACCTAGTGAAGTCTTTATTATACTTCTCTGCGTACTTTCGGTCAAGTTCCCAAAGAGGTAGCAACTTTGCAATGCCAAAAGCCTGTAGGATTGAGTTACCAATACTAGATGCTTCAAGTGGTTCTACAAATGATGCAGAAAGACCAACAGAGATACAGTTGTCAATCCAATATTTGTCTACACGACCAGCATCAAATTTAATATCCTTCGCTACCTTTACTTCTTCAGTATAGAATGATTGTATTTCTTCATGGGCTTTAGTTGCATCAATGAACTCATCACAAAATACATAACCATTACCATACCTTCCTTGAGTAGAAATTCTCCAGTTCCAACCAGAGCCAAGAGCACGTGAAAGTGTATAGGGTTTTAGATCAGAAATATCATTTGTTGGAAATGCTAATGCATGATTCATTGGCAGATATTTTTTATATGAGATCCACTTAGCACCCTGCTTAGAAGAAATCACTCTCTTGAATCCAGAACTATCAATGAAGATATCTGCAACATATTCAATACCAGCATTGTCTATTAACTTAGCAACATCTCCATTTTCTGAGAACATCACTTGATCAATAATGGCATCTGTGAAATTAATACCCTTTTCTTTACACACATCATGAAGAAATTTATTTAACTTCATAGTGTTAAAATGATATTGATTAGTGCTTTGAATACCAGATTGTTGTGTTACAAAGTTGGTATCCAATAGAATATCTTCAGTTGGAATACCTTTATGGATCATAGACTTCGTAAAATTTAGACGTTGACCACTGTCTGTAAACTCATCAAAGAATGGAGGAGACAATGAGTGAAAATAAGATGCACCATCACCATTCCAATTCTCAAATTTGATACCCTTCTTAAGAGCACCATCTGTCTCTCGAATCAATCTGTTGGTATTGATACCACAATAGTCAGTGAATATCTTCCAGTGTTCTGTTGAACCTTCACCAACTCCAATAATACCAATCGCACCAGACTCAATAACTGAGATTTGATACTTCGGAAAGGTAGATTTAAGAATGAGAGCAGTGATTAACCCTGCTGTTCCTGCGCCTAGTACAATTATTTTCTTCATAATCTATCTATTAGACTTCGAAGGTAGAATCTGCCTCAACTGCTACATAATAAACTAAACTACGATTGCTCTTGAAACGAGAAATCTTTTTGCTGGAAATACTAACTTTGTAATCTCCTGGAAGCATCTTCAGATTCTCAACCTTTAAGTTTACCTTAAAGGTTTTGTCAGTTGTTCCAACAACATTACTGAATGCATTTGCAGTCGCATTCTTTTTGTCACCAACATAAACAGTCATCTTTGATCCATCGCCAATAACAGATACGTCTGCTGAACGAGAAACAGAGCCAGACTTGTGAATAAGATTCAGCAATGCAGCTGACATATCAAACTCAATCTCATGAGCAGGGAAAGTAATTTCCTTTGTTGGTGCAGTTAGAACACTTGCATCAGCTGCAAAGAATTTATAACTACCAATACCACCCTGTGAGAAAACTACAGACTTATTGTCTGGACTGAATGTCAACTCTGGGTCATCGAACAAAGACATTGCAGCTAAGAATTCATTTAGATCATAGATGCCAAATGATGGGAATGTTTCTGTGACATCAACATCAGCCATCACGTTTTTCTGGGCTGAGATTGTAGAGAGTTTTGATCCCTCTTTCAATAGAAGATTGCTGTTGATTGTAGCAAAGTTCTTGATCAGTTCGATTGTGTCTTTAGATAATTTCATATTTTCTCCAATTAATAATAACTATGTATAAAAATTATACATTCAAAATCAAAAATAATCAAATTTATTTGATTAAATGTTGAGCCAAAACCATGCAACTGATCCAAGTCCACACGATGTTGAATCCAATAAGAGTTGGGAGCAACTTCTTATTGCTTGCCCAGATGAGAGACAGCGAGGTTGCAAGAGTGAAGAAGTACAACCACCAAAGCTGGATACCAAAGATAAGTCCAGGGATGATGATAACTGCCTTTGCTGCCCAACTGGCAAACTCTACCGTGTTGTAGTTAGTCCAGTACTCTCGAGTAAGCCACATACCAAAACAAGCACGAATCTTACCCCAGTTAGAGTGAGTAAACACAATGGCTACAAGAACCATCCAAACTGCAGTTGCTACTAAGATCTGTTCAAGAGTCATTTAATTTCCTTAGAATACTTCACATCGTGTTCATAAAGAAACATTAGACAACACATTGCATGTGCCAAGTGATTCTTTCCAGTTTCGGGATCATCTTGTTCTCCCTCTTTCCATGCCCAAAGATGTCTTTGCATTGCGTCAAAGTATCTACGTTTTGAGTCAGGAACTACTTTCCAATTATCTGGCTCATATTTCTCTGCACCAAATGTTAGGATTTCTACAGTCGCTTTTAATGCGAGTGGTGGTAGTAAACCATATTGAAGTTTACCACCATCAAATTTTCGCCCACCTGTCGTGGCAGTCTGGGACTTTTTAATGTCTTCTTTGGAAATGAATCCATCACCTTTAACATCACCAATTGGCATCGCATGTCTCCATAATATAAAATGAGTCAAGATACTCCGAAGAATATCCTGACTCATACGTCAATTAAGCACGTCGTGCGCTAAACACAGATGCACCCATAACAGCATTAGCAATGCGAACCATACGCTTGCTTGGCTGACCAAGACGATACTTGGTAGTCAATGTACCATCATGCAATTTTGCACTGTTGCTGTAAACAGCATAACCTTGCTCACGTAAATTGCGAATTGCAGATGCTGGATGTGCGATCTGGAAAGAACCTTTGATCTGCTTAGCAGTAAATTCTTTTCCAGCCTTTAGATTCTCCAACAATTTTTCTTGCTTCGACATAGATAATATCTCCATAATTAAACCATCATTAAAATTAAAAAAAGAAGGTGGGGCGATGGCAATTACCCCAACCTTCTCGGAAAATTAAACTTGGATACCATTCTCACGCAGGATCGCATTGAAGTCTTCAGTATCAGAATCAACTTCAACTGAGTCATCAATGATCTTCTGCAGACGAGAGATCTCCATGTTGTCTTCCTTAGCAACAGGTGTCTTGACTGCAACTGCTTTCTTAGCAGGTGCTTTCACAACTTTAACCTTAGCAACCTTAACAGGTTTAGCCTTAGCTGGTTTCACAGCAGAGTCTTTCGCAAATTGCGACAACTCAACAGCAGTAGGAACAGGAAGTTGGTATACACCACGCTCAACCTTGTTCTTATTGAACAACCAGTTAGGATAACCAATCTTCTCACCCTTAACACCAGTCCGTTGATCACGCAAGGTGTAATAGATGGAAGCACATTCCTTCAAAGTAATCTGTGGGTCTTTCTTGTATTGAGGATTGCTCTCAATAACAGACACAACAAATTTCTTCTGGGACATAGACAAATTAGCGAATTTCAACATAACAAATTTCCTTTTTCAAAGTTCAAGACAGAATTATACAACAAGTTTCAATGTAAGACAAGTTTAAAATGGAACCTCATCGGTAGGATCGATTGCAGCAACTTCTGGTGTAGGTACTACCTCAGGAGCAGGGTTTGCAACCTTCTCAAACAAGTCCATGAATGCAGTCTTCGTTGCGGAGTCGAAACGATTGCAGCAAAGTTCTACTGCTTTCGTACGACTCTTGAAGATTGCAAACGCACGCACAATGTGGATCATACGACGAGTCGTAATATTTTCATCCACGCCACCATCGGCAAAGGTGCGACGAATTGCGTCTGCCCATTTAACCAATGTCTCTGCGAATTCTACATCTTTGCATCCGTAGAAGTCCATCAGATTCTCAACAATCTTTTGCTCAATCTTAGCACTTGGGTAATCCTGCTCAAACGTAACAGCGAATCGTTCCAAGAATGCTTCGTTGAGCACGTTAGTACCAATGTAACGACCATCATCGCTACCCTTACCCTTAGTGTTTGCTGTTGCAAACATATTGAATCCTTCAGCTGGAACAATCATCTCGTTCTTCAACTTGAAGTAATATGGCTTACCCTCAAGAATCGGTTGCAAGCAAAGCAAAGTATTTGCAGAGCCAGCATCAATCTCATCAAGCAAGAGTGCAGTTCCAGTTCGCATGGCGATCAAGACTGGACCTTCGATGATCTCGACATTACCATTTTCCAAAGTCTTGGAGCCAATGAGTTGTTCTTCATCAGTCATCATGTTTAAGTTAACA